AAAAGACTAAGTTCTTCATCAATGATATTGCCGAGAATGTAAAGAACGGTGAAGATGTCGGAGGGATTATCTTCGATGGGGGTTCAACCTTCCTCAAGTGGTGTGAGTTCGCTATGCGAAAGTCACTCTTAGCGAAGGGTATTATCGAGCATGAGGATGATAACTTCAACCAAAAGGAGTGGCGCGAGCGCAACAAGATGAACCGAGATGTTCTTGATAGACTTCACGCCCTTCCTGTAAGTAAGATATACAACACGTTTCACTTAACGGCTGTTAAGGAGTGGATGGATGACGGAAGCGGTAAGAAGGTTCTTATGACCGTTGGGGAAAGGCCCGACTGGGAAAAGGGAACCATGAGGCGCTTTACACAACAGGTGTTCTTGGCTCGATACATGATGAAGGCTGACATGGCTGCTGGTGTGAAGGGTGATAGGGCACTCAAGGCCGGCGAATGGTGTGTTAAGGCCACCATTGAAGAGATGAAAGGAAACTACATTGAGTTTGTGGGCAGTACCCACACCATTCTATCTGTTAAGAGTGGACAGGCGGAGTGGTTCGGCCTCCCCTTCCTACGCCCAACTAAGGACGAGGAAATTGAAGAGGATGAACCGGATGACAACGCTGACACTTGAGAAGGACAGACTAATAACCCTACTTCGTTTAGTACAAAGGAAGCAGACACTTAACGGTAAAAGTAAATCACAGGTGGAGTCCTGTGTCTTACACGCAGATGGGGAAAAGTTAAGTGTCACTTCTCTCGTCAAAGACGGAGTGACGAGCGTTTCTCACTTTACTCAATCCTACTATCATGAATACCACCCTACATCTTACATCATTCCTAGTATAGACGCCTTCTTAGGAGTGCTGAAATATCATGGGAAAAACTTGACCATCTCGTATAATGATGGTAAAACTAAAATCACTTCGGGCAAGAAACAAACGACGCTTGCGACACATCCTAACGCATTGGCGTATGCTAGTAGTCCTGATACAATCAAGGAGTGGCATGAAAAGTCCATAGCAATAGCGGTAAAGATAAACCCAATAGACGGAACGTACTTTATGGAAGATAAAGAAACACCCATGACAGGAAGGGCGTATGACAAGAACTTTAAAGAGGCGTTTTTCACCGCACATGAAATTGATACAACCGATTTATTTGAGGCACTTCGTTGTGACGGAATGAACTCACAGAAAAGTGGACGATACACCTTCATTGTGGATGGTTATGGAGTTCATGTTGTGACCGGAAAGGATTTGAAAGGACGAACGAAAACCACAATTAGTCCGAAACTACATGATGGAACCTATCACCGTGGATTTAAGGCTTCATTTGAGGGAGGTCTTGAGGAGACTATGAAGTTGGCTACAGGCGATGTGACCCTTCATTTCTTAGATTGGCGAGAAGAAAGGCCCGGTCAAAATGGAGAGTGGGGTTTAATCCTCTCGTTAGGTGACGGAGATTTCATTTATCAGAACTCGGTGGTGGACAAATGATAGAGAAGTACACTTGTGAAGAATGTGGTTATACTAGAAATGTTGTAGTACACAACAAGTACAAGAACAAATTGTGGTTGCATAATAAATATATAGAAGAATCTCTTAGTATGGCTGAGATAGCCAATATGTGCGGCGTAAGCCCGACCACAATTAATACTTGGCTCAACAAATACGAAATAATAACACGCAGAAGAGGACGAATCCGAGGCAAGTAAGATGATTGTCGAGCGTGGTCGCGGGCGCGATGTCCATATTAGGTATCGTGACGAGAAGGGCGATAGAAAGGTGGTAAAAGAAACTAACTACTGGCCTTATTGTTTTGTCGAAACCGAACACCATGAACTTTTTACTGCTGTCAAGAAAGAAGACGGCTACAAGGGACTGTACGGAGAGGATTTAACTAAGTTGGTTGCCGCCGACCCATCACAAATTAGAGACATCAAAGAACAGGCTGATAGCCATAACCTACAAACGTGGGAAGCAAACATTCCATTCGTCAATCGAGTTCTAGTTGATAGATTATTGCAGGGTGAGACTCCTATCAAGAACTATAAGCACCGAGTGTGGTACTTAGATTGCGAGTGGAACCCAACTACTAATGCCATGAGAGTAATAACTTTCTATGACACATTCGAGGAAAAATTATACTGTCTGTATATCAACACCAAATGGGAATGGGACATAGGTTCTAATACAACACCCGGTAATCGTCATGCAGGTGAAGAAATATTACATCAATTGACAAACGGAGATATTACCTTCATTGAATATCCCAATGAGAGTTCGATGTTGTTTGAGTTTATGAAATTCATGGACCGCCAAGACCCCGATGTGATTACTGGATGGTATGTCACAGGCGCAGACATCAAGACGTTGTTTGAACGGTGCAATAAGAACAACCTTAATCCGTCCGGTTTCTCTCCCTATAATCGAGTTCGATACGGGTTCGGTGACTGGGCGCAACCCATTGTTGGTCGTATGTGCATTGACCTAATGCCAGCATTCTCGAAGTTATGGGAGTTGAAGAATGGAAAACTCCCCGGCTACAAACTAGATGATGTGGCACAAGAGGTGTTAGGAAAAGGAAAAGTCCCTCTACCTGATGGACACAACACCTATCACACCGACCTTTCAACTTACTTGGATTATGCCGTCACCGATGTTCTTTTGCTACCTAAACTTGCGGCAAAAGTAAATGCGATAGACCACTATCTATCCTTACAACACCTTGTTCAATGTGACATTAAAGCAACCCCTTTTATCACACGGATGTTCAGTAGCCTTGTGGCGCAGGACACATGGTTCACTGGGCGTATTCCCACCACACCACAGTTCGATAAAGTGGATTATGAGGGCGCAGATGTCATGGAAGTTAAGCCGGGAGTTTATGAGAATGTAGGCATCCTTGACGTTAAGGCGATGTATCACAGCAACGCTGCCTTACACAATATCTCATGGGAAACCTTGTATGAAATAGACCCCCTCACTAAAGAAATTACGGATAAGCACGACCTTTACTTAGGGGCTTTGTCCGATGTGAATGATTTCGCAGACTGTGGCAACGGAACATATTTCAAGATAGGAGAAAAAGGTTTGCTTGTACGGCTGATGGATAAGATGACCGAACTTAGAAATTACTACAAAGAGTTGTTGCAAAGGGAACCCGATGCTCGATGGGATGCTATGCAGTATGCTTGTAAGTCCCTTGTGGCTTCTATGTATGGGGTTGCGGGAGACACCAAGTATGGTATGTACCATCCTAAAATTGCGGCGGCTATTACCTATACCTCTCGACAAACCTTAGACAAACTGAAAGAAGAGGCAGAAAAAGAGGGCTTCAAGACTCTCTATGGTCACACAGACAGCGTGTTTGTTGAAATGCCAACTCCTGTTGAGGGTGAGGAAAAATTGGTATTTATCAATGAAGAGATGGCTCCCATTGAAGTACAGTTTGAGAAGTGGTGTGACCGTATAATTCTCATGGCTAAGAATCGCTATGCGGGTAATGTGGTATGGACTGATGGTGTGGGCCACAAAGACACTCTCTATGTCAAAGGCATAGAGATGAAGCAAGCCCGAATGCCACCCATTATGAAAGAGGCCATGAGTGGAGTAATCGAAGGAATCCTTAATGGAAAGGATAAGAACGGAATCGAGAAGGATATTAAAGAACTCACGGCAAAAGTAATTAATGGCAATGCCGAACCAAGAAGTCTTTGTATGAAGGGCAAACTAACAAGGAACCTACAAGATTACAAAGTTCTGTCCGGCCCGTCTGCTGGTGCAGCATGGGCCAATGAATACTTAGGTAAGGGGTATCGTAGTGGTTCGTTCTTCTTAACCACCTTAGACGAGAACGGGAAGTACATTGCCTTTGATGACCCCGAAGAGATTGAGGGTAAATATAACATTGGTTACAAACACCTAGCCGAACGATTCATTTTGAAGAAGGTGCAGCCCTACTACGAATTGATGACTTGGAATATGCAACCACTTTTAAACACGTTGAATGGTGTGGGTGACTTGGTATGGTTCTGAGAGAAGTTAATGACGCTTGCGGTGGGACACCCAAAGCCTTATAACCGTGTGAGTGATGGTGATAATATGACGAGAAGTAGGAAAGCAAGCGGGAAGCCGACAGTTAGGCAGATGCAGGAACAGGTTAATACGATAGAAAAGGAGTTTCATGGGTTTGGTAATGCTGTTGCCGGAGAACTGATGAAGCACAACCGACTCCTTTATGGTTTATTGGCTGACTTGGGGAAGTTGGAAAACATAATCTGTGAGAATTGTAAGGAGGAGGTCAGCCGGCCCATTCTCAAAGATATTGAAAATACGGATGAGTGTCCCTCATGCAATAGAAGCCTTTTCGAGAAAAAGCAAATCTCTCTTGACGATATGCACCGAGCATTGCAAAGTGAAGAAGAGTGATTTCATGGGAACTTCATCACGCAAGTATAAGCGTAATTTTAAGTGGATGCCCGCAGTATGGGACTATTTGAGTAAGCGACCATATAGTAATGGGTTTGTCAGTTATGAACAGATTGTCTCAGGAGCCACACTCACAGGCATAGGGAACGAAGAAAGGCTTTTGAAGAACTCAATCATCTGTCCATCTAAGATGACATTTGCTAAGGTGATGAGTACCAATAAGGCGTTAGACAAAATTAGAGAAAGAGGCCACTACGGACAATATTTATGGAGGTTGAAAAATGGTTACGAACACTCCGTCATCGAGCGAGGAGAAGTCATCTTATCGTCCGGGTGAAGGCACATTGCGCGTCAGCAAATCATCGCTGATGACTTATATAATGTGTCCTCGTCAATATTACTGGCGTTATGTCGCAGACATCCCTAAACCCCCACCATCAGAAGCGATGCTTCGGGGAGGTAAGATTCACACCGTCATGGAGGTTGGTCTATTATTCGGCCCCGATTCTATTTGGTCGGCTGCTGATAAAGATGGTATAGCCGATGACCCAGCCGTTGATGCTCTCACAATACTCATTCATCAAATAGCACATGATATAGGACCGTTTGAGGTCATAGAGGCCGAGGTCAAACACGTTATCCCCGAACACTACGAAGGAGGTGATGTTGAGTGGGTAGGTCTGATAGACGGGTTACTTAGGTTTGATAATGGAGATATTGTCATGGTTGAACTTAAGACTGGGAAGATGAATATGGGTAAGTTGGCTCGTACTCGCAAGGAACTGTGTTATTACCACCGAATGTTAAAGTTGTTAGACTATGAGGAGCCGACCCACTTCCTGTATATTTCTCCTGATTACGAAGCCCCCGAAGACGGTAATGATAAATTATTATTGGAAGGAAATAAACGCGGGAAGAGGTTATGGCTTGGACCGGAGGCTGGAATTGCCATTTTGGAACCTATAGCGAAGCGTAGTATAAATGCTTTCACGGAAGGTTTAAGTAGCACCATAGATAACTTGAGACTCCAACATTGGGATATGAATTGGAACGATTATTTCTGTCCCTTGTGGTGTGAATTTTGTATGAATTGTGAGGCGGAACTGACGGGCGATATTGGATATGAAGAGTGGATTTAATGACGATAAAAGTAGTTTGTGCCGCTTGCGGCGAGGATGATGATTGGGACGGGTTCGAGGACATAATTCGTGTGACAGGACAGGAAGGACATAAGCCCGAGAAGATAACTGTTGGTGGTTGTGCTTGCGGCCACCAACAAGAAATTAAAATGCCGGAGTGATAATATGCTTATGGGATTTCCAAGAGAAATTGGCTTACGCCGTAACATCTGTGATACCCGTAAGGTATTCGATGAATATGTCGAGCAAATGAATGGTAAAGCGTCATGTTATACTAGCCTGTATTCGTTTAGTAGAAGGCACCCCATACGGACATGGAAAATGGATGCCGAATCCGCTATCATAGACCGTGCTTGGTGGGACTTTGATACCCCGGAGGGGGGTAGCCTATCTGATGTAAAAGAGGACGTTAGAACGCTTGTAAATAGGCTTAACGGGGATGTTAGGCTTGTATTCACAGGTAGGGGGTTTCACGTTCACCAACTCTTCCAAAAATCAGTGCTTGGAACTGCTATTTCTCGACATATTGACAGATATGAAAGAATGATGGCTGCTGATTTGCAAACCTTAGATGGTGTAGGTCATCCTCAAAAGTTAACTCGCATCCCTGACACCTATAACCCTAAAAGAAATAAGTGGTCGGTCAATATTCCTGCGGTTGATTTTGCCGACAACCCACAAGGCTACAAGATACCTGAAAAACCTAACCCTGACTATGAAACTCTTGACCCATTTAGAGGAACGAAAATAATCTCGGAGTTTGATATAATACAATGGATAGCGGAAAACCCCCTCACGGAAAGTTTAGAATCCTATGTAGAATTTGACGGAAATATAGGAACTGCTGACCAAGTGCCTATTCCTCCCTGTCTTGAAAAGGCTATACAACATGAGAACCCAAAACACTTTGTTAGATTGGCGCTTGCTCAACACCTAGCCGAAAACTTACGTTGGTTTGCTCACCCCTCTACACTTACTCACGAACAGAAGAGGGATATAGCCGAGCAAATGGTGGCTTTTATGGGTACATTAGGTTGGAGGGACTTTAACCCCCATATCACTAGCAGCCATGTCATGAGTATTATTAATTACGAAAACTCCCCGTCATGCGTATGGCTTGAGAATAGGGGGTTATGTACTGGCCCTTGCTGGCGAGATGATGGAATGAGGCGATAATATGAGGGACGAGAGACTTGAAAGAAGAAGACTTGAGGTAAAACTAGAAGCATATCTGAAAGAGGTAAGGGAGGAGGAAGAATGACATCACCCTGTCCGTTTTGTGGAAGCGTGAAAGGTATGATGGACTTACATGGGTCTATTACTTGTGTTAATTGTCATCAAAAAGTCGAGGGTTGTTGTGGCGGTACTTGTGGAGTATGAAACTCTTAAATAGACTACCGTAATACTAATACTGTGCTTCTGATAGATGACCGCGAAAACCCCAAAGTTATTAACAAGATATTAATGCGGATGGGTGATGCGTCCCAGTCTAAGGACGGCGCGGCAAGAGTCCTACGAATGAAAAGTTCTGACTATCGCATGGGAACATGGGGTATTGAGGCAAAAGAAATCAACGACCTATACCGTTCAGTTCTCGGGTTGGGTCGCTCCCGTACTGTGACCGACCAATTGAGGGACTTAGAGAGAAACTTTGAAGACCCCTTCCTCGTTGTATATGGGGTAAAACTAAAACCCTACGTTCCGGGTGGCAGACCTACCGCAAGGCAGATGGCAATAGAAATAGCCCGAATGAAGAAGGTTGTCCAACAGTTCAAGATGACTTTCTATCAACGATTTCCCAACATCCGCTACATGGAGTTGGCTACGATGGATGAGTTCGTCAACTGGCTCATCGTAAATCACACGCAGATTAGTATAGCCTCAAAGACCAACTTCTCCAACCTACCACTCGAAGTCCAAAAAGACATTAGACGGTCTGACCTCGACCCCCGTATCAAAGTTCTTTCTGCTCTCGATGGGATAACCCCCAAACACGCGGAGGACTTGTTGGATAAGTTTGGTAGCATT